CTCAGAGACATTGTAGGTAGCTCCTAATGACCGTGTGTACTTCTGAAGGTAATCCCACGCTACTCGCTTGGCTTGTCCGTAAGTAGGCGCAATGTAGGCAAATCGTGGGTCTGGCTTGTCGCACTCAATAGCGGACTTGATGAGATGGTTAATTGCGCTAACAGTCTTTCCCATGCGACGATGGGCAACCACCACAGTAAAACGATGCTGCTCAATCGCATCATGTATCTCTAGCTGCTGATCTCTCGGCTCGTAAGGAATGACAATCTCTGTCACTTAACGTATCCGCAGTTCAGGCACTTATTGTTCACTAGGAACGCACTGCATTGTGGGCAATTTACTGGCTTGTAGCTCATTTCTTCCCTCCCCATCTGATAACCATCTCTTGAGCTTCCCCGTCCTTACCTGTCACCTCAGTCCTTGCTAAGTCCGGAACTGTCTTCTTCAGCAATATGTCAGCCGCCTTGATCTGACTAGCAGACATATCAATCTCACCATTAACGTGCTTTACCAGACGGTCAAGAATCACCCCGGCTTGGATTTTTGCCTTCCATTCGTCGCTCAAGGTAGTCTTCCTTATTCTCGCTGCCATAAGTTATTGATTTGCTAAAGTTTTTCGTAACATACCCTACTACATTATCCTCTGGATGTCATGCTTACTCGTTATATCCAAATTCGTAAGGGTATCCTTCTGATGAAAGAGTTTTAGCCTTTACCTTTTTGCTAATTATTTCGTATTCTCCGCTTAAAGCATTTTCCCCATGATTTTCTGCGTAATTTCGGCTAGTCGTTACCCAATCGCCATTGTTTATTGCTTTTACGCCTTTGGGAACAGCCCTATAAACCGTCACCTCTGCATCTGGGTTCCCTTTAGCTTTGTAAGCAGCAGCAAACCATTGAGAATCAATTGCTCTATCTCCTAGCCCATACAATCCAATTCCTTTTGAGGAATAGACATCTTTGGGCATGATCCCACCTAAATTATCTAAAGTTGCGCCATATCTAGCTGCATTTGGAGCAGCATGGCTACCTCGATAACTTTCCACTGCCTCCGGCAAGACTCCAGCAGTTTGTTTTTTACCAATACTTAACATCGGAGCAGCTAGTAACCCGCCTTTAGCCAGTGCAGCCTTAGCCGCTGTAGCTGGATTCACAGCACTAGATACCAGTTCCGTTGTCTCGCTTAGCAATCCCTCTTGCGGAGGAGGCAACAAACCCTTTGACGTTAGGTAAGCCGTTGAGCCTACTGCTTGCTCTGGCTTCATCATCCCAGTCATCGTAAATGGCAAAGCAGCCAAATCTACGAAACCTGTAGCTAATTGCGGAACTCCCCTAGCAGCCGCTAGACCGAGTTTCCTGAGAGTTTCCGTCATGTCAGCCATAGATAGCCTCGTACATATCCGGGCGGTTCTCTAATATCCACGCCCTCGGTTCCTCATGGCATTTCTTGAAATCAACGCCTATCGTCTGGCTCCCTGCATGATGCACATAAGCCCTACTGACGAAATGCTGATAACCCGCCACGTTTAAGTCATGGCATATTATATTATCTGAATACCAATTAGTTGACGGGAACTTGGCTACATTCCATGCTTCCCGGCTAATGCTTGCCCAGATAGGCGCAATCACCGGGGCAACCTTAATCTGCTGCTCACTTTCCCATCCTAGCGCACTGCGTCTATCCCCATCGACCGGGAACCGTATGTTCTGATCCGGCAATACATAGTCGCTCCTAGCCCCTAAAAACCCGACTTTGAAGCCTCTTTCTCTCAAAACCTCAGTATCTTCCCTCATTAACGATAGCGTATTTGGATTAAGAACCACATCATCATTAGCTAAAATCAATGAGTCAAACCGTCCATGCTCAAAGGCATAATCGACGGCTGCGTTATAAGCATCTCCGAAATTGGTAGCAGGATTGGGTCGGTAGATAAGGTTTTCTGTGATTTCTCTTGCTCTTGCCCATAATCCCAGATTATTACTACATAAGTAAACGGGCAACTTGTCACCATAGCAACGAATAGACTCCAGCAGTACCGTTATGCCGGGATTGTTTACCGTACAGATTACGATTGCTTGCATAAGCCCCAAAAGTATAAGTCTGCTGGCGTATAACTACTTATAAATTCATATACTTCAAACTTACTCAAATCGCAGTTTTCTCTAATGTCCTGCTCCGTTAGGTTCCTGTAGTAATCACCGCAAAATGGCGCATCATCCGGGCTTGTACGCCTCGTTCCATGCTCAGGTCTTCCCTCAGTAGCACAGGTAAAGAAAACCAGCCCTGAAGCCATCCTAGCCATGTTATTGAAGGTCTTCACCCACTCAGGGTTATGCTCAAAGCACTCGCAACTAGCCACTACGTCGAAACTGCTGTCTGGATAGGTCAATTCCTCGCCTTTAGCCACTACGTCAACGCCTCGACCTTCACCTAGATCAACCCCGGTATAGTCGCAGCCGACAAAGAATTGCCGGATAGAACCGTTAATGTCCAGACTGCCAATCTCTAAGACCTTAGCCTCGAAAAAATACTGTGGGAATTGCTTTTTTACGCTAGCAACAAAGTCTAGCTGGCTCTGGTGGCTCATTTTTTCTTGTTTCTTGCGGATATAGCGGCTGCTTTAGCCTTGGCATCAGCCTTAGAACTGGCTCCCCATGCCTGTAGGCTTAAAAGTAGTCTAGTAGGCTCACCGTTAGGCTTACGCTCTGCTCCCGGCATATTACCCATCCGGGCTAGAAATGATGCGCGTCTAGGATTATCGCCTGACTTGACCGGAGCCTTTAGGTCTGAACCCGGATTCTCTGCCTCGTAGGACTTGCGACCCTTTTCGTTAAGACCGCCTTTCGGGTTCTTGCCAGCCTTCTTAGTCCATGCTACGCCCATTTTTGCCCCGTTTATGCTTGCCCATAGGAATCTTGATCTCGATTTCTATTTCATTAACACCATTTTTCTTTTTTTCTTTTTCTTCGTCGAGATACTCTTTTAGCAACTCTTTGTCAGATTTCTTTTTACCGTTCTTCATTTTTTCCTCGGCTTGGCTGTCTTAGCTGATTCCTTAAACGCCTGAGCAGTAGGCGCACCTTTAGCACCCGGTTTACGCATTTTCTCGCCAGAACCCTCAGCGATACGTTTCCGTTTAGCAGCAATGTTACTGTAAAGACCTTGTTTCATTTCTTCCCTTTCGCGGCTTTACGCCCTTCACTCATAGCAATTGCAACCGCCTGTTGCCTAGACTTAACAACCTTGCCGCCTTTGCCGCTATGGAGAGTGCCTTCCTTGAACTCACCCATGACAGACTTAATTTTCTTGTCCATCTTCGACATTTTCTTCATACGACCTCCAGATAACCAAGTTCAAAGAACAAGCCGATGGTCTTTCTATGAGCTTCTTCCCACATTTCTAACCGCTGCTGCTTGGAAAGATTCTTACCTTGGTCAAGCTCAAAATGGCATAAAAAACAAAGGCTAGCAATCCTAAAATCACTAGCCTTTATACCCTTTCCTTTCCCATCTCGCAACTGATTCGAGTGGGCTGCGACTACTGTTCCATCCTCCCTGCCGCAATGCTGACAGGGTAGGTCTCTAGCCTTTTCAAGTAGCTTCTTGTTTCTGTACATTAAAGTTTTTAGCCGGATAATTTACGAAACTCTCGCCCTCGTTGCACTCCTCGCAGCAGGTAACGATCTCGCCAGATAAGTCCCTAGCCCTCGGAACCTCATCCCAATCTACTACCCAACCGCAATACTCACATTGTGCCAAATTGCTATCGTCTGGTATGTTATATCCCATTTGTCTTGTCCTTATCTAACATAGAAAGTCTGGCACAAAGAGCCTGAAGAACCATATCAGGGTCACAAGCTCCATCTACTTTCCAATCTCCAGATTTTATTGCGGCTTGCATAATCTCAAATGCAGCATCCATTAGCTTTTCGTCATTAGTCAGTTTGTCAGTCATAGCTTCCCCCTTTCGCGGATAGTTAACGCTGCCAGCTTGGGTGTAAACCCACAAGTCAAACAGCCACCCATTTCATTCTGAGCAAAAGAAACTAATGGCGGGGAATCTTCAATCATTTGCGCTATTGCCTCACGCTCTGCTGCTGCGACTAGGGCGGCGAAGCGTTCAAGCACTTCAAAAGGCATTGTGTATTCAACACCTGACTGAGTTTTCCCAGCCTCCTGCGCCATGCGGATAATGTCATCTCTGGTCATTGTGTCACCCTATCCATTGTTCGATTAGAAGCCTCTGGTCTAGCAAATTCTCCAAACAATTCAATAGCTGCATTTTTGTATGCTAAAGCAGCTTCTTCAATGGTTTCAAAAAATCCAAGCCCATGCCTTTTTCGGTTTTTCCAAATTTGAGCATGGTATTTTTTTATATCTTTCCTCCAAATTACTCCCTTGTAGCCAGTCGTATTTGCTTTAGATAGTTTGCTATTTGCTGTATTTAAACTTTGGTTTGTCTCTCTTAGATTTTCAATTCTGTTGTCAAAAGTGTTACCATTTATATGGTCAATGTATTTCGGAATATATCCATGGTGGTACAAAAATATTGCTTGATGACAATAAATGCTTTTGCCTTTGATGCTTGTCCTTTGATATTTTTTCCCTCCACCTGTCGGATTTGACCACCCAACAATTGATCCGGCTTTTTCTCCACCAACATCAAAATTCC